CTAATCAATGGTTTCCAGCGGGTCGGACAAAAATATTTAATCATGGCCAAATATGTATATACTTTCCGGTTAGTGACTACCGGAGTGCTTGCATATAACAAATTATATCAAACAGTCAAAAAATTGAACCATGCCTCAACTAGCAGATAATCAACAAAAAATACTTGACTTAATCTCAGAAGAAGTAATATCGACAACAACGCCGAATGCCTTTCTTGTTCAAATTATTGAACATGCCGGCGGCTTTCTTAATATTAAAACAAGATCCGACTACCATAAAGAGGAGGGTGTTAGTTACAATACAGCTAAGAAGTATCGTGAAAATCACAAAATATTTGGAGTTAATTTTGTAACAGACAACAAATGACAGAGCAACAACTACAAAGCCAATGCGTTACATGGCTGTGGAACACGCACCCGGAAACCAGGGGACTGTTTTTCGCAGTGAATAACAATTCCGAACACGTAGCAAGGGCCATGAACCGAAAAGCTGTCGGTATGGTACCTGGCGTTTCAGACACTATATTTCTTTGGAATGGCTCCGCTTATTTAATCGAATTTAAAACCCCGAATGGCAAACAATCCCCGGCGCAAATTCGGTGGGAGAAAAAGGTTACAATAGCCGGGTTTAAATACTTTGTTGTAAGGTCTTTTGATGCGTTTAAGGAAGTTTTGGAAGGGATAATTACATAAAAACCCCTTCGGTTTAGAAAGCCGAAGGGGAAAAATTTAACTATGAAAAACTACAGCGTGCAATACAAATATAGGAAAATGTTATTTGAAACGCAAATAAATAACGATTATTGCACCTATTAGGAATAGTCCTAATGCTATCCAGGTCGGCCCGGATCCAAACTTTTTCTTTTCAACTGTTTTTTTATCAATGTCACGGTCTTCATTTCGCTTTTTGTCGCTGTCTTTTTTTATAGAAGTGCTATCACTTGATGAGGTTTCTGAGCCACCTTTATTACTAACCTCAATTTCTTTTGTTATGTACGTCATTAGGGTATCATTGACTGTAACGGTATCATATTCCCGGACTACTATTTTGCGAACAAAATGAAGCTTTTTTGCATCAAAATTGGTTTGTATTGAATCAATACTATTACTTTCCTGTTCGGTTATTTCTGTATTATCATTAACCTTTTCCGTTAACTTTTTTTTGCCAGAACAGGAAAATATTAGAAGCGGGATTAAAAATAAGAGTAGTCTCATTTGACTTTGTCTTTAATGTCTGAAAAATCTTTGAGTGCTTTGGGTGCGTATGCTGCGGCTAGTAACACAAGGATTAACACGATTGAATTGGCTGTCACCGGGTTCTCTTCTGTGATGAAATATTGATACGCGAAAAACATATCGAAGAGGGTGAACAATGCCATTTGAAGTCTGGTAATGCTGAATTCAGAAACACCAGCTTCCCGGTTGTACTTAGAAAAGAATCCTATCTTTTTCATAACACGTATTTTTTGAAGTTTTTAATAAACTCGTCGATAGTCCCGGCGCCCAGATAACTGTTGTAATGACGCTTCCAATACGCTGCCATTTCAGCTATTGTTGAGGGCAAAGGCTCCGGTCTTCTTAAATAATGCACCCGTGCCATGGCAATAGAGAATTTAAGGTTATATCTTAATGAATCGGTTTTCGGGGCTGACATATTACAGACGTCAAGTATCTTATACATTAAGTCGTCTTTGCGTTTCGATAACCAGGCGATATGATCTTTGAAGGTTGCCGGTTCCATTTGCATGATACCGAGAGCCGGGCCGTTGCCAACCTGATTAATATACTCCCCTAAATGCGATTCTTGCGCTGCGGTGCCCATTAATAAATCAACCGCATTATTAGATGACAGTTCGATTCCATTCAGGGTTTCTGTGATTAGTTCTCTTGACTGGTATTTGTTCATAATATAAGGCTTAATACAGTTGTTACCAGTGAAGTAAATGTAACCAAAGTAAGACCAATTAACCATTTTGTATCTGTTTTTTGGTCACGATTCTTGTTGTAGCTTTGATTTTTCATTTCATCCCGCGTCTGTTCTTGCGTCATGAATTCAATCAAAACCTTTGTATTCGCGTGAATATCGCGTATGCTTTCGTCCAAATGCTCTTGTCTTACTTCCATTTCGTTCACTCGTCTTTCTAATCCCTTTTGTCCGTTTCCGTCAACTTTTCGTTTAAGTTCGCGTACTTCGCTTTGTAAATCCATAACAAATTTGGAGGCCCTTTGGTTTATTATTTTAGTTTGTATTGGTAGATTTTGTCAGTATCATTATTAATTTGATATAAGTTTTCTCCGTCCAATTTAAATACAATCCCAACCGCCCCACTTTCATTGTTTGAAACAGTCACATTATCATATGTGGCGGTAGATATATCCCAAGCCGTTGACAGGGTATATTGGTAAATTCGCGTTGACGTTAATTCGTACATTTTAGTTCCGTCAGACTTAAAAAAAATATCATTAATAAACGACTGCGAACTAATGCTAACATTATCATATGTGGCTGTCGATAAATCCCAAGCGGTCGATAATGTATATTGGTAAATTTTCCTTGTAGATGGAGATACTTCATATAATTTAGTCCCTGAATTTCCAATGAAAAACGATTGAGAGAAACTGTTTTGATTACTAATGCTAACATTATCATACGTGGCAGTAGATATATCCCAAGCCGTTGACAGGGTATATTGGTAAAACAAATCAGATGAGGTTCCTAATTCGTACATTTTAGTTCCGTCAGACTTAAAAAAAACTGCTAAGGGGCTATTGTCTTGTGGTTCAAAATTCACATTATCATATGTGGCGGTAGATATATCCCAAGCCGTTGACAGGGTATATTGGTAAATTAAATCATTGGTTCCCCCAACTTCATACATTTTAGTTCCATTTGGGCTTATAAAAAATTCCTGTGGGTTTCCATCTTGAGGGTTAATACTCACCCCCGAATACTCATAACACTCAAGATTCCACGCCGGGCATGTTCTCCCCGTATGCGACCAAAAAAAATTACCCTGCCCGGTAGCTTGCACCGAAAGCATCAATCCGAAAATTATTGCTACTATCTTATTCATAAGCTAAAGTTCCATTTATTATTAATTGTGTTCCGTCGTAGTACCATGAAAGTACATCCGTTTCACTACCCCCTGACATCGTTATAGTATCTGTCGAAGGTGAAAGCGATGGCGAAATAATTATCGTATATCCTGAAAATGTTATATCGTAAGCCGTCGAAGGATTATCTACTGTGATATTTCCGGTTGTTCCGGCCACTAAGTTGCTGAATGTTATTGTCGTATTCCCTGACAGCGTTATTTCGGCGTTGTGGCCGTTATTCGCGTTGAAGGTCACCGAAGTTCCGGAAAGGGATTGGACGGAAATATCTGAATCATAAACCGGATCAGTTTCGGTATAATCAGTTAAGTAATCTGAATTGTCATAACTCCAGTTACCAGCTCCGTCATTTTGCAGTAATCCGGTGCCGTCTGATATATTTGAAGTGGTGTGCGCTGAAAATATCGGATCGCTTTCTGACGTTAAATAGCCTTTATTTTCTACCCAGGTTTCAGTTGCGACGGTATCGGTGCCGTTCGATAGAATTGTACCACTTGCTTTAATATTCCCATCAATATCCAATTTCTCGGAAGGTGATGTGGTATTTATGCCTACTTTGCCATTTGATATAGTCATTCCGTGAATTCCATTTGTTGGAAACACCCCGTTTTGAGTGCCATCACTTGTAAAAAAATCTATTGCATTATTGTCATTAACGGATGAACTATGCCTTGTCTGTATCCAATGTTTGTAAGTGTTGTTTCCTTGATACCCAAATACAATTTGAGTATCTAACTGATCTCCAGTACCACCATTTCCTCCATTTAATTCTAATATTCCATTTGTAGCTGTATTGTTAATAGATATATTACCTGTGAACTTACCATTCCCATTAATATCCAGTGCTTCGGTGGGGGCAGAAGATTTTCCAACCGCTAACCAACCGATTGTAACATCATCAACATCACTTCTTAAAAATTGGCTTGCTGTAAGACCCTCTAACTTATCCGAATTCGCCGCAGTTGCAGCCGTTTCAGTCCAGTTTTTTGAAGCGATAACGCTTGTAGTATCCGACCATTCAACCGCCCATGGATGGTCTGAACTGTCATCTAATCCGGTTAAATTTCCGTGATCTGTTACTCCACCTGATCCGGTTCCGGAAAATGCAACATCACCAAAGGCTGTCTGAATTTCCTCAACCGAAGTGGCCCCCTCTTGAATGACCATTCTACCGATTAATAAACCGAACCGATTAACAATATCTGGGCGATTGGGGGGCTGAGAATTATCCTGTAAAGCGTCTTCTAATTGATTGTATTGATTGTTTCCAAGGATCATGAAAACGAAATTATTGTCAGGACAACAAATTGCTTGGTAAAACCAAACTGTCGTATATCTGTTATTGCCCAATGCCGTTAATCCGCTTTCAGGATTGTAATATGACCTGACAACTTCGGTTGTATCCGTGTAGCTCCATTCAGTTCCATCATACGAATAAAAGTATAAGCTGTCTTGAAGTGACGAAAAATAAGGGATGTCGTAATCCTGTAATCCGTAATAAGCTTCGCCCGATGACACTTGAACATTAACTGAATTGAGCGTGTCAAGAATAAAACCGTTAACGCGTTCAGTCCTGTCAAGCATTACATCTTTAAGAAACACTCTCTCTATCATACCATCTCCGATAGCCCACCTTTTTGTTAATATATTGCCGTTTTGCCTGTAAATTGTTAAAATAGGCACCCCGTCTGAAACATTAATATCGGTCCTGTCGCTTGTTAATCTATATTCCGGGTCTCCGTTATTCCAGTATGCGGCTATGTAGCTTATTTGCTCTTTTGGAACATTGAATGTTTTTTCCGGCACCACTACATTTTTCAACCATCCTTTGTACGTAGGATTGTCGTACATTCTAACAGTGTTATCGAACATTGTGACAGAATCAATCCCGTAAGTGTACCGGATCGTATCCCCTGTAAATCCGGCGTCTATGTAATAGCCCTGTAACTTATCAACAAATAAACTATCGGTTGCTGTTATCCGCGCCGTGTCTCCCTGACTTATTGCCAGCGTGTCGGCACCATCCAATGAAATGAAATGACGTGTTCCATACAGGTTCGGCCCTTCGCTGGCCGGTATTTGTGAATATCCCAGAAGCGGGATCAGTATCAGTAATAAGGTCGTCAATTTTCTCATAATATCCTATATTTAAAAGTGTCCGTTTCCTCGTAAAGAATTGATAGGGTAAGATTTATTCTATTAGTCGTCTGATCTGTGTCAAAAGTGTAATTTACAGGGCTTATCTGCTTCCCATTTCTGAAAAGTACAACAAATGTCGGTTCGTATCCAAGCAGGTGAAATATCCTTATTTGTCTTAATGCGTTTAAATCGCTGCCCTTGAATGTTCCAATTTTTCCCTTTATCAATGCTTCTGCCTGTGATTCGGTGATGTAATCGCTAAGGTCAACATCTGTTCCTCCGCCCCCTGTTGAGACCGTCTCATCCCCTTCAATTGTTGTATAGCTATTCCTTCCAGAGCTGTTTTCAGCATAGGAAATGTCATTTTTCGATATTGTTAAACTGCTTGTATCTAAATTAAATTATTCCCACTCTCCGGAAACTAAGCATTTTTTTACATTCCAACGCCCGCCTGTAAGGGTGAAAAGCCTATCATTCATAGTTGATATTTGAATAATATCTCTCAATTCCATGGGCCCGAATATGTCAGCCGAAATAATAGCCGGCGGGCCGGTTGAGCTTTTGGCATATTCATTCAGAATAAATTCGCCTAAATGGTCAATGATATATTTAAAATCCGGTACGCTGCCACCTTCCGGAACCCATCTATCTGTTAATATTTTATTCCCGTCGTCATCTAAGATATACAGAGCATTTTTATAGAGTTGCCTTGCATTCAATAAGGATGCAACGTCGCCTAAATTTAAAGGTTTCTCGTACTTCTCATGCGTCAGCTCATCTCGTGTTTCTACGTGAGAAAACGACCTTTTAACGCCTGTTTTTGCGTATGCATTAATCTTTACTTCTATCGACTTAATATAGACGCGTGAAGTGTCCGGCTGAAAAATCTTGATTTCGCTTTGAGCCTCTTCGGTTGAAAGGTCATTTTCAGGGTAATCAAATTTCAGGGTGTAAGTAGAATCCCCGGATGTTTCTTTGTTCTGTAACGTAATTGATGCCTCAGTTTCCTGCCATGCGAATCCGTTTTCCGTGCTTTCTACTAAATAAACAGTCGTCGTCCCGTCTGTTGCCACAAACTGTATATCGAACTCTTCTGCATAATCACTTTCACCCTTGCCCTGCTCATATCTTATACTTAACTCAAATTGATTTTCTTTCGTATCGCCTTGAATTATATCTCCAATTTGCAGCTTTTGAGAAAAATAATACTTAAAATTTTGCTGTTCATAGCTTAATAGATTCAGGTATTCGCCTGACTTGTAAACTTTGCCGTTCGGGGAAACAATTGTATTGTTATATCGTAGCTGCCACGGATATTTTGTGTTCTGAAGCTCTCCTTCAAGGGCTTCGCTAATATTAGAAAAAGCAGGGAATTTTAATAATTGATCTACAAATCCGTAACTTTGTTTAATCTCTACAGCCCGGTATGGTGCTGCGTATTCTAATTCTTGACCTGCATTTATGAATTTATTCGGCTTGTCAGTACCCCCTACTATAGCGGTTTGATACGTTTTGTCAGCTGATCCAAGACTTACGCCATAAGTATTGAACGTCCGCCAATTAAAAGAATCTGCAAGTGTTGCCTTATTCCTTATTTCCCAGTGCCCATCAGCCTGCAACAGTTCACAACGCATTAATGCCAGAATTTCTGTTAATACGTCGTAGCATGATTTTCCGTTCAGCCGAGTTGCATCCTGATACACCTGTTCAAGCGGTGAAAAATCATAAGTTGTCCGAATTTCAAAAAGATTAGTATTTTCAAAAATGTTAAGGAATAATCCTGTTTTTTGCAGCGAATTTGCAATTAAAGATTTAAAACTCTGCAAATCAAACGGCATATTTCCGTTAACATTGAAGTCAATATTCTTCAGGTCTCCTAAACCGTCAAGAGCTGTTAAAGTGAAATTAGTATAGCCGGGAAGGAGTCGTTCTCTGTAGATGCCTGGTATTACCCAACCTATCCATTTTATTTCCTTGTTTTGGCTGACTTCAAATAAGGTTTTTGCCGTCGGAGTAACGGTGCTTGTTCCGTCTGTCACAAAGTAATACTCCCATATGTCGCCGTTTGAATTCGACGAAGGCAGATAGAAATTGAGCTTTTGGGGATTCGTCGGGTCAACTTCTGCTGAATATACTACGACTGACCGATCATTTAAATCTGTTACTAACTTGTTAATAATGTCTTGCGCTGTGTCATCCGGTTGCGTGTAGACCTCAGCTACTTTCAAATCATCAAAAGGAACTTGTTGGTCTATGAAAATTTGAAATACATCCCCTGTTAATTCTCCGCCATCAAATTTTCCGGGCGAGTAAATATCCCAATCATATGCACTCCCTTGTTTCCTCGTTATCCCAACAAAAGTTTCATTAACCGGTCTGGCCTCTGAGTATATTTCTACATTTCCTGACTCTCCGATTCCTACAATCGTTATATCAATTGTATCCCCGTCTAAATCGCTTATTGCAGCATTAAAATTAACGTCATACTTTTCAGAGTAACCCGGGAAATATACTGATTCAAATATTGGTTGAGAATTAATTTGATTGACTAAATCCTGAGCTACGCTGTCACGGGTTTCGCCGGGCGTATAATCGTGTCGTGCCAATCTACGTGGAGGATTAGGATTTTGGCCGGGGTTTTCAATTGATTCATGAAATGTTAATTCAATATAATCACGTTCTGGCTTTGCGGTGAAATAATAATAGTATTTAATTAACTGAATCGTTAATAATTTGATTTGCCAATCTGTGTCAAATCGGGCTGAATCGGTGTTATACTCAGTCTCTTCATAAATCATTTTTATGAACGTAGAGCTTGAAAAATCCGGATCGACTTTAAACTTGTTGTTTGCGGTTATTATCTTATTCTCAATGTCACTCTTAGTGTCGCCAACCTCTACTGTAACATCAGCAAGTAATATTTGATCGTCAGTTCCTGTTGTTGAATCGTTTACATTCACACTATCAGGGGCTGCCCAGAATTCTAAACTATATTGTACGTCTGAATATACCTGAAACTCAATTTTGCATGATGTTAAAACATTTCCTGATGTTCCTGCATTTATTATCTCAATCGTAGCTTCTGAATCCGTACTTGTACCAGCTACATCAAAATTCGTTATTTCGCAACTGGCTTTATAAACATTCCCGCTTTGAACTTTATTTAGAATCGCTCTAAATTGTCGGTCAGTTGAGTTGCCAAAATCTTCACGAAACATTGATTTTAAGGCAGGCGAAATTAAAAAATCCATTTCCATTTTGCTGCCTTTAATAGGCACCAATTTGCCTTTGCCCTGATTTGGATCATTAATTATTACAGGGTTTCCGGTACCATAAACTAGGCTGTCTCCGCCTGAATAGTCTTCTTTAGCAAGTTCAAGCTCCCAGTTTTGGCCTTTAAAATCCTGGAATGGTAAGTAATATTTTCGGTTGTATGCCATTTAGGTAATACGGTTTTTGTTTTTGCCCCACTTTTGGAGGACAAATTCTAAATCTTGACCTGAAACGCGAGCTCTTAATTCTTCACCACCGCCGCCGCTTCCCATTGTAGGCAATTTGCCGGGAGGTGTTACCGTTTCGCCACTGGTCAGCATCGCTGGATAGGTATCATTTGGATAGCCGGATGGTATTACTCCACCATTTGCCAGACCAACGCCTCCCCCGATATTTGAAACCGATGAAAAAACTTCTTTAAAGCTACTCGCTACACTAAGGCTACCAACACTCATTCCGGGTATAGCTTGAAGTAATGCAAACAAAGCCGCAGCAGCCGTAGCAGCAGCAACTAATTTAATTATTAATCCTTTGATAAAGTCTTTAAAAAACGTCCAAAATCCTTGTAAAATATTTTTTGAATTTTTGAGCGCGTCACTTATTGAGTTTTGCATACCCTGAAAAGCATTTCCCATAATACCCCCCACGATGCTGCTTTGTTGCCCCGTCTGGTGCATAGGTGCGTTCAATTCTCTTGTTTTCTGCTTTATTCGCTCAATTCCGGCAAGCTCTGTTTCTACGGTTGCAGGATCGAAGGGGGTTATCCCTTTACCTTCCATTTTGCCGGACATTTGAGCACCACTGTCACCACCACCAGACATTCCTTGTTGCATCCCTGATGAAAATGCGGCTCCGGCCTCTCTGCCTCTTTTGCGCAAAACCTCTTTGCTTCCGCCAGAACCTTTATCTATCCCGTCTTTTAACCCGCCGCCAATTTCTTCCCCAGCTTCATTTGCTGCCTGAACACCTTTTTCTCTTGCTAAAATTTCATCATAGTCAGGCTTTGAAACACCTTCCATTTCTTTTTTGAAGTCTTCGCCCGCTTTTTTAGCAACATCTTTCAGGTCGTCACCGACACCCTTAAATCCATCTCTCAACACTTCCCCTGGGCTTTTCCCCCTTGTAAATACAGCCTTTACGGCTTTCCATAACACTTTTGCACTGTTTCCTATAGCATTAAAATAGGCTTTCACTCCTGCAAATAGATTTTTAACACCGACTTTTATTGCAGCCCACGCAACTTGAAACCTATAAGCAACAGATTTAGCCACATAAATTGTAACAGCCCGGAACGTTTCAAATCGCTGCCAAGCTGCATAAACCAAAGATCCAACAGTCGTTAATGCGGTAATGATGAACCCAATTGGATTTGCCTTCATGGCAGTATTAAGAGCAATTTGTGCAGCTCTTGCCACTTGTGCGGCTTTCTGATATGCGATTGTTGATATTGCAGCTATCTTTGTCGCTGTTTCATATGCTACAATAACCGTTTTAGCAGCTACATAAGCGGCTGCCAATCCTCCAACAAATTTTATAGCTGTTTTTGCTTTTGCCAAAAAGCCATCTATGTTATTTGTAGCTCCACGCACTGCATCAATAAAGCCCTGAACTACACCACGTAAGCCCCCGCTTTCACTTGTGCCAATTTCAATCATTAATCCCTCTACGGCACTTTGCGCTGCGTCTAAATCACCTTTAAGATTATCCTGCATGGTGTCGGCCATGCTTTTAGCGGCTCCAGATGCGTTGTTGTATTGAGTTGTAAGTTGTTTGGCTTTTTCTGCATTTTCCGCTAATATTGTAGCGATTGGCCCGGCTCTAACCCCAAACATTTCGGTGGCTTTTGTTACCGGATTTGTAGCACTTAGAATTTGGCCATAAGCTTCGGCCATTGAAATGCCTCTATTCTCAACTTCAAGAAGTATGTTCCTTAATTGGGCTGATGCGGTACTTGCTTCTACATTTGAATCAACAAGTGTACCCAACAAGGCAGAAGTTTCTTCTATTGACATTCCCACCTGTCTGGCAACCGGCGCAACTTTTGACATTGAATTTTGAAACTTAGTCAAATCCATCGCCGTAGCTGAAAAAGATGCGGCCATCACATCTGTAATTCGGCCCATCTCTTCGGCTTGCATTCCAAACGCATTCATTACCCCGGATGCAATTGCGGCTGATTGTGGTAAGTCTTCACCGGCTGCAATAGAAAGATTTACAATTCCATCTGTTGCCGCCTGTATTTGTGCTGTATTAAAACCCTTTTTTGCAAGCTCAACCTGCAATCCTGCAACCTGTGATGCGGTTTTCTGAGTAGTTGAGCCGAGTTCTTTAGCCTGATTCGTTAATGATTCAAGTTGGTTTTTTGATTTTCCGGTTAATGCTGAAAGCTTTGAAACTTGCTCTGAGAATGAGGCATAGGTAGTAATCAACTTTCGTGCTCCCTGTATAACAGCCTGGAATGAAAGATACCCGGCAATAAGTCCGCCCAGCTTCTTCATTTGACTGCCAAACTTACTTGCCTGTTTTCCAGAACGTTTAAGCCCTTGATTAAATTTCTTATTATTTAAGCCAAGGATTGCCCTTAATTTACCAACCGTACTTGCCATTTTTTAATATTTTAATTCCAAACTCGAAGCATTCGCCTAACCAAATCGTCATCCCATTCCAAATGCTGCTTTTTATTGTCAAATGACAATTCAACAACCTGGCTGCCTTTAATAGTCCGCTTAGCGTTCATACTTGCATTATGTGTCATTGCAATAATTTCACGCGCTACGGCCCATCTCCTTTCTTGCTTCCTTATATCTACTATTTGCAGTCGGAACAATTCAGCGGGTGTTATATCGCAAAGCTCTTCATAACTTAGCCCTAAATCCTTTATCCCAACCTCAAATACATCAGCCTTGCTTACTTTTTTTTTACAAGTCCGTCATCATTTTCATTTCCGTCATTATTCACGAGTTGCCTCATCCATTCCGGGAATGATGAATTCGCCAATTTTTCACCTAACTTCTGATTCGCTTCTACGGTCGTTTTCATTAACGCATTTCTGATTTGTTCAGGTGTATAGCGTTCTTTTTTCCCGGTTTTCATAGCTGCATAATTAGCCGCCCCGGTCGCAACTGCAACAAGTTGTTTTTCCTGATCTAATTTTTCAAAATCAGTTGGCCCAACTTCGTATAAATCCCATGCGAAAAACCAGGCGTATTGAGTGAATAAGAAAGACACTTTTCTTTTTGAAAAAAGGCCGAAAGGCCAACGCCCCCCGACCTTTAGTTTAAGTTCAATGTAGTTATCCATAACTGTTACGTTACTGTTTTGGTTTCAACAACTCCAGTAAATGTCATTTCTACGGAATAATTCTGCAAATCAGTATATTCACCTGAGTGCGTCACAGAATTTACAATCGCTGATCCTTCTTCGTAAGAATCCCCGGACTCAGTGCCCCCAAAATAAACCGTCGCTTCTGTTCCAGCTTTTAATTTTGTAATAAATGAATCCAATCCCTCACCCGTTAAATCAGGATTATGAAGGCCATCAACTGAAACCGTCCCGCCTTTTTGGAGTGAGACGTATTCCTTCCACATATCTGTGGAATCGTCGGTTGTCGCTTCGGCTAAATCGGCTTCAAAATTGAGCTCTTTTGACCTCATCCCAATTACTGCCGTATCGTCAATTTGCACTTTAAGTGCTAATCCTTTTTTGTATGCCATGATATTTAAATTTCTGGTAATTGTTCAACGTAAAGTGTAAAATCCTTTCTCTTAATTACAAGTGAACTGATGTTATCCTGATCGATTTCCCTGTCTCCGGTTTGAGGGAATACTAAATCAATATTAAAATCGGACAATTCACTGTTCACGTTACTTTCATCCGCAATAAGCGGAGTGACCTGTTCCATTATCTTATTCGCAACCGTTTCCCGTTCCTCTTTTGCCAGGTACTCAGTAACAACCTCAATACGTAGGGTTAAATTGTAAATGACTGAATCATCTGTTCCGGCGTTTTCAAAATCCGGTATCGAAAGCATCAAATACACGGTTTTGTCGTGAATAAAAGTCACCGTACAAGGCACCTGCTCACTGTCGTACTCAACGACTGAGAGGATGTTCCTATATCCTTTTAAAAGTTCTTGAACTGGATCCTTTGCTATCATTTAAAAACCTTTTCTAAATTTTCAATTAGCTTCTTGTAACCAAATTTGAGAGCTGGAGCCAAAAAAGGGTGGGCATCGGTTCCGGGATGCCTTACTTTCTTCCCGAAAAATTGGCCGGTGTTCACATTTGCAAGGACTTTTTTGTTTTTTGCCCTTATGATGTGAGGTTTTGTTCCGTATTCAACGGCTGAACTATATCGCGCGCCGCTTAAAACAGCCCCTGTCATCCCTGTACTGGCCATTTCAGACCTAATGTGCCTTTTAAGATTACCGCGCGGCCCTTTTCCGGGTGGACCAATCGGGGCTTTTTTCTTTGCTAATCTTTCGGCTGTCAGAGTTGCATTTTGAAGCTGAAATGATACCTCTTTATTATTCCGCTTAGCGTAACGTTTAAGTTCATTTTCAAACCTCTTAACTTCGCTCCGTGGAATATTCAGCTGTATCATTTCTCAATGTTTATCGCTTCAATAGTCAGCTCTCGCAGCCTGTCATCCGGAAACATGTCAACAATTTGATAACTCGTATCATTGTGTTTGACAATGTCATCTTTTTCAGGCTTCCAGTTTTTCGGGTAATGACATTTAATCTCAACAAGCCGCTCCAGAACATTCTGATCATATTTAACCGTTCTGGCTCCGGCTTGTCTCCCTGATGCTTCTGTGCTAATTGAGACGTACAAAGTAACCTTTTCATCTGAATAGTCCCTAACCTTATCACCTAATTCGTCTTCGGTGTAAACAGGTCTTTCAATTGTGACTATCTTATTATACTTTTTATGCCTCATTACATCAAGTTGTGAGAGTAGGATTGAATCTTTGCCAGCGTTGCCTTAGACAATTCACCCATTTCCGTTTCGCCTTCGTACCAATTACCAACTTGCTCACATAGAGCCATTTTTAAAATGGCAGGAATATCGACGTAACCAGCTTCAAAAGAAATTTTGTAAAACCCGTTTATTCCGGAATCAAGTTTAACCCGTATTTGCCCTGTATAATCATCAAAGGAATAATCTGTTACTTCCGTTTCACTGCCGTTGTCTAATTTAGAAACTTTCTTAATAGACGACTGAGGGAAAAATGGAAGTTCAAAAAATCCGTCAACAATCTCATCAGGATAAAACGACACTTCGTAAGTTTTTTCAGCAAGCGAAACATTAAGCACCTTTTCAAACAATTCACGCGCGGCTTTGATATAGTCTTTTAATATCTCTTCAGTGCTTGAATCAGTATCAATCCAGTGCAGATAATTACGCATAAATGTAACATCCACAGGTTCGCTTGTCGGTTGTGTCGTTATACGAGTAACCATTATCCTTTCGTGTTACGGGTTGCTTTTTCTTCTTTAGTGGCTCGCTGCGCTTTTTCTTCTTTGCGTTTTGGCTTATCGGTCGCTTTACCGGCTTTTTTCAAAGCTTCGGCCTCATGCGGGAAGACCTTAATGGCCTTCCCGTTGAGATTGTAAGCTGTTACTTTCTTAGCGTTCATAGAATTTCCAGTAAATATGTTGTAATTGAATTTTCTCCCCGGCATCTAACCCCGTATCATCATTAACTGCAATAACTACCTTGTATTGCCTGGAAAATGGGGTTGTGTTTGCAGCGGTAGTGTCAAGAACAGCGGATAAATCACTGTAAAAATCAACTGTTAACGCTGCGGTGCCATCTTCCCCGGTATTGGTAACGTCAACTTCTGACCATGAATCGGTACTGAATACACGCCCGTATAGCTTAACGTCAATAGTCACAGTTCCGTCTATTGTTGCAACAGTATCGGTTTTTACCTGAATATTGTGCAAAAGCGGCCTATTCTTATTAACAAACAAGCTGTATTCTATCGTGTCAGAAGCGGTTCCAAGTGTGTCAGCTGCGACACCTTGATAATCATAGATAGTTGAACCTTGGGTTATTACCCTATCAACAGACCTATCTTGACCTGTGAGGGCTCCTACACTAAGTAGGAGCCCACTCAATATTAAAATCAACTTTCTCATAATTACCCAGCTGTTTCGGTGATTGCTGATTTTGCGGCGTCAAAAGTGCCAAAGCTGAAAGCATAATCATGCGGCGAAGGCACGAAAAAAGCAACGCGATAAGTAAGGACAAATGTCAATACATCGCTTTCGCCAAGTGACGCATTCTGATCCAGAATTTTCAGAGAAATATTCCGGCGGACAAATGGCCGTGCTTGACGGAAATCCCCAACTATGAAACTATCAGGATCAACAAACTTGCTTTCAACAAGCGGAATGCCATTAAATGACTTCCCATCCATTGCCAAAAGAGGATGTTTCCTGTAGTGTCCATCACTTGCCCGCTCGTTGATCATGTTCATGCGGGTAACAGGGTGAATAACGATACCGTTAGACTGATAACCAGTTTCAAAATCGTTATTAATCCCCAATCCAACCTGAGTTAAAGCGGCTGTTAATACTGCGCTTTCGTCAGGATCCGCTAAATCCTTAAATCCGGTAGGTTTCGCGAATGCCTTTGCAATGGGGTTGCTTGCATATACAAGCCCGTGCAAATCATTCCCTGTTCCGGTACCAGTCAGGATTTGGTTTTCCCGCTTCTGAACAACGTCATGATTCAGGAGGCGCTGAATTTCACTTTGCAAGTAGTCAACGTCGTCAATCGAATCACGAGAAGCGTATAGCTTAACGCTAATTTTCTTGACCATTGCCTGCTTATCAGTGAATGATAAGTCAGCTTCCCCACCGCCTGTAACGTCGTCAACCGTGCTGGCACCTGATGTGCAATTATTCCGCTCTACGTAAGGAACATAACGCTTTGATGTCGCCCCTGGGTTCATAAGGTTCCATACCGACATCATCGGCATTGGCGCCTGTTGGATACCGGGTAAACGGGTATCCTGCGGAATTGTCTGATAAAAGTTTTCTGTAAAAGAAGTATCAAAGCCTACGGTGGCTTTAATTTCCATTCCATCTTCTTTCTTCAGCTTACCCATGAAGGTTTCCTTGCCCTCTTTCAATCCAGCTTGCAACTGATCATAAATCAATTCAGCCTGCGACTTGCGACCAGCTCCTCCGGTTTGCTCCAGCTCCTTAATCCGGGTTTCAAGGTTGTCATTGTGTTTCTGCAATTCCTTTGCATAGTCACCAATTGACTTTCCTTCAATTTCCAGTTTTTGAGAAACCGCGCTAAACTCGTCTCTCAACTCGTTTAGTTGTTTTTCATTTAACTGGTTTTTTTGCAACTCATCCCCGATTTCCTTTTGTCGGGACTGAATGTCGGCTATGCTTTTGTTTACCTTTTCGGTAAACTCTTTTACATTAGGCTCATCCATTACTTTAGATTTAGGTTTTCAATTAGGTACTTCCAATTCTCATTAGTGCCATCGAGCGGCCCGGTCGGGGTGCCATCAGGCGACTTTAATTGTCGGTACAATAATTCAAATTGTTTATATTTTTGTTCAAAATGATTTAACAATTCGTCTGAGAATTCGCCAACTGTCAGATACTTATTGATAGCATCCAACGTGGTTAGAAGTTGCGATTCTGATTTGATTTCTTTGATGTCAAGTGTTGGAGTATCGCTTTGAGCTCCCCAGCCAGTAAGGCTTGATACTTCCCACAAAAAACCCTCTTTGATATGATTGAACCCATTCTCATCCTGATTTTTAGGGTTTAATTGATTGAATCCGTGGCTGTGCTCTGTAATTAACCCTTCCTGGTATTCAATCATAGTATCTTTACCTAGCGTTGTACCAGCTATTTTTGAAACTGCAATACCATAACCTCCTTCATCAAAAATCTCTAACAGCTTGCCTGGTACATAGCGGTTGTCATGCCACTTGAAATGCTTTATCTGGTCGCTGGCTTTCGGGCCACGTTCTTTATATGACTTTTTGTAAGCACCCGGCTCAATAATGTCCGCGTCGCTGTCTGACTTGTTGTAAGCCGCGAAGGCAAATTTTACAATGCCTTTTTCGCTGTCAACATCTTTGACAGTATTCCGGGTTATTGATTTTATTGTTTTCTGTTCCATAACTTCTTTTAATAAAAAAGCCAGAATCAATTTAATGATCCTGGCTTTCGTGAAGCTCTGTTTATTAATTAAGTGCCCCGCATTTAGGGCATTTTATTTGAACCGGCGGGGATTTTTCTTTTGCTTTTGCAAGAAGTTTCCCGCAATTCTTACATCTTACGTCGTAAATATATTTATTTTCTGGCATTTTGTCAAATATACTAAATTTTATCTTATTAATTGAAATGAAAGAACACAATTACAATTTACAACATTTTCAGCGCTTGCGTTTTGGTCACCAGGCCTATCCATGTATTCACCGTTAACAAAAAATAGTTCATCCTTTTTTACAATTTGACCGTGCGCATCCGCGTGCCAATCCCTTGTATTACTGAACGCTGCTAACCATTCTTTCTCATAAGGCTGCCCGGTTGATTCCATGCCGGTGATACTTCCATAGCTGGCCGCAGCGGTTGTCTCTGTTCTTACAATTCGCTGTAATCGCCAACGTCTGTCCCAGGTATATTTCTCATTAAGTTTATCGTGCAAATTCATTGACTGAGACGCGGCACCAAGGCCCGGATTTTCGTCTAATAATTCAGCCAAATATTTTTGAAAAAGTCGCTTTGTATCTTCTGTTACTGATACAATTTTTTCACCTAAATTATTATCAACATATTCAGCGAAACCAGCCGCCCAAACATCTTCTAATACTTCTCCGCCTTGTTTGGTCTCCATTTCCGGAACAATAGATTTAACCCGATTAAATTCTTCCAGGGCGAAGAACGTCCCGACTTCTATGTAAAAGTCCTTGTAAGCTTCTTTGATTTGATCCGGTTTTATGACGTCTTCAATAAGTGCCTGAGACTGCTCTCCGCCCCTGTCAATTATAGCATCAAAAACAGGTTTTACCATGCGGTCCATGCCGCGCTGAAAAGTTTTAATCCCTTTTCTTCGGAATTGGGCCTTTTGCCTGTCAACCGCTTGCCAGGTTCGCGCTGAATAGTTCTTTTGCTTACTTAATTGAGCTGAACAAATCGCGTACCGCTGACTTTCATCCGGAAATTCGGATGTCATTGTCGGATTAGACATGCAGCGATTTAAGAATTCGCCTTGTGTTTCGCTATTTTGCGGCTTTGGGATTGGCATTACAGTAAAACAAATAAAAGCATTATCAAAATAAACAGGAATCCGAAAAATTGACCTAAAGCAACTGCAATACTTAAATCGAAACTACGAATCAAGTATTTTACTGTTAATTGCGCTTTGCGTATAGTCTTATTTTTCGGTAGCCACATCGTTAATAATTTTGATTGCAGTTTGTGGAGTTATCGGATTGCTTTTTGCTTTGAATGCTTTAATTAACCGGATTTTGTACTCTGATATTGTCAGGTCTTTTTTCACATTATCCGCGACAATGTCATACTCCCGGTTTACGTCCGTTTCTTCCGTGTACTCTTTTTCCTTAGTCATACCTTTGTTTTTTAACGATTGGAATTATTATGTGTCGTAACAGGGCAATTGACAACATTACAACAAACACAGGTTTGGCAATATCAATATCAAATACTAAAAAAAACAATGATGCAATAATAAATGCTATCAGTGATTCAAGCAAGCCTGTGTTTTTCGATTTCTTTCGTCTCATAACGTTAATATTTTAATTCAATAGGTCTCCACCAATGTGGTTTACATCCGCAATGTTCTTTTTTTATTTCAGGATATTTATTGTGATATTTTCTACACCAGCCGCTTTCATTAATAAATCTTTTCAATTCATACCAAATACCATATTTTGCATAAGCTGATATGATTTGTTCTGAAGTTCTCATAATGTTAATATTTAATTTAAAACAAGGGGAGACGGGAATTGAACCCGCAACACCCAGGATATTCCGTTTTTTTTTAATGTGGAACTGGCAAACCATCTGACGACTTTAGGGCGTTTCCGTCAATCCACTGCGCCTACCATTTTCGCCACTCCCCTTGTTTTGGGTTTTTAATATTTAATGTTATATTTCCTGTAAAATTCCTTTTCCGCTTCGGTCGGCTCCGGGCTGTCTTCCTGCATTGCCAACCCTGCCGGAATGCGATTCATTGCCATGAAATATTGATCCAAATGTTCAGCTTCTCCCTGGTCAATACCAAGCATCTCCCGGTATTCATTTCCTGCAATTACGCCATCCTGGTATGCTTTACTAATCCATTCAGATTTCTTTCCTTTATCTTCTTGCAGCTCGTCAATTTCGGAATAATCCGGAACCAAACGCATTATCTGACCACTGGCATAACCGGGCAAAATATCGTTTGTAATACCTTCATAAAACGCCTTCGCGTCAACCATTACACGGTCCGTCCACATCTCTTTTCTGGCCTCTGCTCTATTGTTGAAAGTTGAACCTACATTGTCATTGAAAAGCTCAGCGGCAACCTGCATGACATTGCAAAAAACCCGGCGTCCATCTTGAACGTTTTCTAAAATTCCAAGGTCTTTTACGCTCTCGTAGCCTAACTTCGTAACCTTCACCCCGTCACCCATCAAGGCCGGAACATTTACGTTTCTGTTTTCATCATATTTCCGTTTCCATGTCCTTTCAAATTCGCTTTTCTGTTCTTTCGTCGGCATTGTATTAATGGCCGGGTCAGTCAACAAAAAAGGAGGCCCTCCTTGGTTGTACATCTTTGAAGCTCTATCGTATCCTCCGTTTTGTAGGATAACCATTTTCATAGCTGCTTTCAAAGGTGATAATCCCATGAAATTACGGCCCTGTTCATATTCCAATGATGGAAACCGCTCATGCCATACATCCTTCGGATCAATCCCTTTTGCCGCTTCATTGATTGTGAATGTATATTCCCCGATCGGGTTTCGCCATCCGCCTGATCGTATTTCGACGTATTGCGTTGGCATCATTAACATTCCGTCATCAGTCAGCCTCCCGGAGTTGTTCCCGCCTTGTATTTTTGGAGTATATACGATACTATTACCCGTTATCAGCCTAAATAATATCCATGACATTTTAAACTCAAACCATGTTTGATAATGGTTTGGCTTTTTGATTACATTCAAAAATTCATGGTCGTCAACGTCTTCCCATTCGCCCGCTTTTTTTATTTGTAACTTTTCCGGAAGCATGGCAAATTTTCCGGCGATTTTCATTGCAATTGAGAAAATATCGGCATTCCCTTCAAAACCTTTTTGAATGTAGTCATTGGTGTTCATGTCCCGGTCGAGCAATAACCCCTCACCGGAAAAATATTGCAGGATCGTTCTGTATAACTCGTTATTCTGAGTTACTTGCCGCTCTAACTCTTTGCGGCTGGGTTTATTTTTATTGAATGGGTTGAATTTCATAGGCTACAATATAACGAATTCTTTCTGCTTTCCAAGCTTATACATAACAGCATACCGGGCAGCATCAATGGCATGATTATACATGTCAACAGGTTTATTAAGAGTTTTGCCCTCTTTATCCTTTTGCCATGCATAATTTCTAAATTCTTTTATCAAATTTACGGAACTTTTAGTGATGTGCAAATCAAATTGTTGCAAAAGGTCAATACCGTAATTAATCGAATCCGCACCTTTTTGAGCCGGGTGAATATTAATGCCATGCCTGTAAATTTCCTCAATGCTTTTCGGTTCCGCACTGTCGGCAACTATCGTTTCACGCTGCAATCCTTGTGATTTTATAAATTGAGCAATTTCTTGATTAGTCATCCCGGTTTGATAGAGCAATTCATCAATATACAACCTTTCACCGTTAAATCCAATCCTTATTAATGTTGTCGGATCATTGGTATAACCAAAGTCCATACCATACACTTCCCATTTAAACGGATCAGGCATCCCATGTGATAGCTTCCAGTTGTCGAAAACAACTCCTTGCAGTCGGCCTATCTCACCATCCAGAAAAACCCGGCACCAGTTCTCCCAATAACTTGATGTTTTTGCTTTTTCTCTTTTTTCGGCATGATCTTTTTTGATGCTTTTTGGAAGGGCTTCATTATCTCCGGGTTTCAATATGATAAAATCAACCTCATCACTCCCTAATATTTCAGTGTGAGCCCAAAATTCAGAGTGCGGGTTGTAATCAATCCATATGTTTTCAGATGTCCGCCCCATTAAGGTATCGGCTATCTCAAAAGGAATGTAATAGGCTTCATTAAGGAATATATCAGTCCGCTTCCCGGCTGCCTGTGCTTTTCCGATTGTGTCAAAAGAGTTAAACTCTACCGTAGATCCGTTTGAAAACGTGTAAATCCTATCCGTCCCGTTAAAATTGTCATCGTTCCAACGATTCGTCTGCATTAAAATCTCTTTGAAGTCTTTTAATGCACCTTTTTTTACGGCCGGGACCGTTTCTGCAACAACAGTTATAGAACGTTCTGGGTATGTAATAGCAAAATCAGCAATAATGGCCATGATGCCGTAAGTTTTCCCGGCCCAAGTCCCCCCCTGAATTACTTTCTTCCTTTTTGAAAGTCCTAATAGCTTATTTATCGCTGTCGTCCTCTGAAACATTGTTATTTGGTTTGTCCGGGAATAATGGTTGTTCTTGCTGTACTTGTATCTTTTGGTCGGGTTTGCCAACCGACCTATCCAGAAGCTTTTCCAGCATTTCCTGCCCCCTCTTTCCGCTCAGTTCTTTAGCAACAAGCTTGTAAAGTGTCGGATAGTCGTCATTCTCAACCTTTGCAATTTCCATGATTTTAGACAAAGGCAAATTTAGCATGGTCAAATATGCATCCTTTACCTCGCTATTAGATACAGGCTTATAACCCTGCTTCTGCAGCATATCATTTATGCCTGATACAAGCTTTTTCGGCCTCCCTTTTTTGTTTATGTTTTGAGGCCGCTTATCGAATCCTTTCCCTTTTACGTTTTCTGTTCCTTTTTTTGCCATGCTCTAATCCGTTGTAACGCCGTTGTTTGTTTTCATTCTAAATTGCATTAATTCAGTCATCCATTTTTTGGAAAATTCAAATATATCGTTGTCATTATCAATAATATACTGCTCTATCCTGCCATTGAATGAAAAATTTCCTGAGCCTTCTACGTTGTAACAATTACCTTTTGCCGTTTTTAGTATTGAAATTTTAGCGTGTGAATTTACGTAAATCACTTCAAAATGTTCTTTCAGCATATCTACGGCTAATGATTTGCTTTTATGTCCTGCATTGCGGATTGATGAAACGACAATTTTGGCATTTTCAATTTTGCCGGCTTTTTTAAGGTCTAAAATTATTTTCGCTGCATATTGGTTTATTGCAAAAATGACAAATATTGCATCTGTTACAACTTCCCTATCTGCAATTAGTTTTATCAAGCTTACAGTATTAAATACTTTCATTGTTATTATGCGCAGCTGTTCCCCCCGTTTGGGTAGCCCGATCTCTTCAACTCGGTGTATTACCTGATATGTTTTGTCAACATACTTTTTTAGGATTTTATCGCTTAGCGTGAAATTACCGTCTTCGTCTTTTTCTTTGTCGGTTTTTTCGCGTTTATTTGGTTTCTCTGGTTCCGCGCCCCATGTTATTTGGTCATCCCATCCCATAACTTAATATAAGTTTTCATCCGCCCAAACCTTAAACTCATAAGGATTCATGTACGGGCTTATATTATATTTCCCTGTTGCATTAAGAAAACGTATAGCATGTTCATAACAGTATAATTCCTTAGTGTTTTTGTTTCCGCTCCATGTCCCGGTTATTATTTTAACAACATGCCACCAAAAATTTTCAAACTCATATTTATGGCCTTCAACTTTTTGAAGATATTCGATGCCTTTTTGTTTTTGGTATTCGGTTAAGTCTAAATGATAGTCAATATACTTTAGGTAACGATTCTCAAATTTTGCTTTGTATTTACCCCACGGCCTCGTTGTCACACCCCCTCCTATTGCACCGCTTACCATATCTGCTACATGCACTTCTGCATGATTATAGCACTTTTTGACTTGGATTCCACGAACTACAGCCCACGTCCACATGGCAGCGTGAATAGCAAGCGATATTGGCTTTTTGGTTCGCATTATTTTTATTGCTATCATTATTCTAAAATTATCGGTCTCTCTTCAATAGTTATCACATTTGCGTTCTCATCAACAAACCCCTGATGCTCTTCCAAGATGCGATTGACGTAAACCGTTATTGTATCAGTACCTTTAACAATCGGCAAATCATTGATACGAAACCATGCCTCAATGCCGGGATATGCAACGACCAACTGCTTCGGGGCTGTTATTCGTTTCAAAAATTCCGGGTATATCCAGTCTTCGAGTGCCAGTTCTTTTTCGGTCTTTTGCCTTACCGTCCATTCTTTTCGATATTCCTTGCTTTCCAGATCGGCAACCCATATGCTTTCTGCTACCTCATCCGGTTCCGTTGTCGGCCTATCGTTCTCAACAACTTTCAATTCTGCCTTGTTGGAAGGTAGTTTGCCTGGCTTGCCGTCAACTGTATAAAGCGACTTGCGGAATGCTCCGGCTTCTTCTGTTGTTGTGTTGTATATTGTGTACATAGGTTTATAGTTCTATCCATTGGGCGCCGTAAATTGTGCCGTTGTTGCCATTGTCTGAAAGGTCATTAACTGTGCTACCTTCACCATCGTTGATCGGTAAAAATAAAGCCTCATATCCTAATTTTTTATATTTGTTATTAAACAAAAATTCTCTTTCTTCTGAATTAATTATTTTGTTGAAAATTCTAATGTCATCTATTAATCCTTCATAATTAAAAGAATTTACAAACCTCGCACCAAACGTTATATCCGAACTTCCTTGTATAATAGCATTTTCAATAAATTCAGAATCAAAAAAATTATTTACATACAGTCGAATGATGTCATTGGCATCATCAAATGTTACAATAACGTTATGCCATTCATTATTTGTTATTGAAATATTTCCTGTGTGCCAATTTCCACCCAACCAAAAAGAAATATTACCTTGAAATACTCTTAAAATCCATTGATAGTCTGGTTCTCTAAATTTTCCAAGAAAATTATTGATGTCTATCTCAAATGGTTTTATCCATACAGAAATAGATAATTTGTCGTAAATGTTAATACTTATACTATCTTTAATTACGCCATAATCATCCACTCCATCAAAACTAAGCGCATACTGCTTGCCGCTTCCATTCGCCTGCTGCTGCAAAACCCCCGGTGTCAACAAACTGCTCATGCTACACCTCCTACTGTATCTATAACGTTATCTGAAACCTTCCAAAACTGGATATGTCCACCTTGCCCTGGTGTTTTCAATCCGTTTAGTGAATTAACTGTTACACCCGTGTCGCCTACAAGCGTTACCACACCCGCCCCGGCTTGTGTTATCGTATAGACCTTGCCGGTTATTAGCGTGTTGGGTAGTGTTACCGTAATGTCATCCGCACCGGTGTATCGGATTACAAAGTTAGTGTCTGTATTGACCGGGATTGTGAATGATCCGCTTTCAAATTGAAGGGATAAAAGAAAATCTGAATGGGTAAGAAAAGGATTACTGGCAGACGGATTATTAGCCCCATCAACCGCTGCTTTTTGCGAAGAGCTTAACCCGGTGTTGATTTGAGGAGCAACCACCGGGCGGGTAACATATTGTTTTACATAGACTTTAGTCGCCATAAGACGTATAGTTTTCGCGGATAATTACATAGCCCCAAAAAGGAGTTGAAATTTCGCCATCTGAATTTTGAAACCGAAGGTCATAGTAATATCTGCCTGATGACTTGTCAAGTGCCCCTAAATCGGCATCAATCGTGTTGTCTGTCACGGTAATTTCACCGCCTGTAATTGATCCAGATATGATAACTGGATTAGAACTCGCAGGGCCTGATCTTACGTCAAGTTTAATTTCCGTGAACTGAGACAAATTCATCGGGACAGTCATTGCCTTATCGTTATACATTGCCCAGGAAGGCTTAAATTCGTCTCCCCTGACAAGCAAATAATCCTCCATTTGCGCCGCTTCAAACATCATGATAAAGCCCCCCAAATTACTAAAAGCATCAAGACAGCTATAAAAATAACTGAAATTGAGAGCTTCACGAATGTCGATACATCTGTTTTTTTCATATTACCGAAATCTTTGTATTTGACTTAAGCGATACATTAATTCAACCGCATAGTTATGGTTCATTCCGCGCGTCAACGGTTTGTCCCCGTTCATAACTACAGTCCCTTCCCGGGTGTGCAATAAGCTTAGCTGTGTGTATAGTCTCATATCATATTAATTTTCAACTGCAAGGTAACAACGTTTTCAAATTTACACAAATTTTTCTGGTTTATATCCTTAAAAAACAGGCCAAACCCTTTAATTTATATTTGTTATAAATAGGTGTTTGGGCAATTTTGCCCTTTTTTCTACTATACTCTCATCTACTCTACTCTACTCTACTCTACTCTACTGGCATTGGGTGTGCATTGCAAACGTAATGCGTCCGCATTGCAATCGCATACGTTTATTTAAATTGTTTCTAAATTAAATATTTGCTTGCGTGTTGTGAAATATTTATTTATATTTGTTGGTGTAATTAATGCAATTGATATGATATTAAAACGCGAAAAATACCAGGAATTTCACGAAAACGGGAAACTTAATATAGAAGGCGAAATCGCTGTTATAGCTCCGATGTGGAAGCATCTGTATGATTACCGGGACGGCTTCGAATGCCATAAAGACCATCCGGTATGCCGGATAGGGCTATGGACGTGTTATTATTCAAACGGTCAACTTTCATGGCAATTGCGCTTTGATGATTACGGATTTTACACAGGAGAAAAATTTCCAAAGTACCAAAAAGACGGGACTTTAATTGATAACTAAAACTTAAACGACATGAGCGGAGGAAGTTACAATTATTTGTGTTATCAGGAATTTCCTGATATATTTTTAAAGCAAAGCGATTTAAGGGACATGGCGGACCGATTGACTGAATTAGGGTACAAGGATGCCGCCAAAGAGACCGAAAAACTAATGCTTGACATTGACGCTATTGAGTTGCGTATTGAAGCTAAAATAGAACGATTGCAAAATGTTTGGCACGCTGTTGAATGGAAGGACAGTGGCGATTCGGGGATTGAACAGGTTGAAAAGGCTATTAATGAGTATCGAAACCAATAACTAAAAATCATGAAAATTTACCTATCCGGGTCAATATCAAAAGACCCAAACTACGTTAAAAAATTCGGGTACTATGAAAACGAATTAAAACATTTAGGCGACATAGTTAACCCGGCAAACCACAGCCCATTTTTAGGCCGAAAAACATGGCTCTGCTACATGATAACTTCTATCAGGAAGTTACTTAGCTGTGATGCAATTTACATGCTTCCTGGATGGGAGAATAGTCGCGGGGCAAAAATTGAAAGAATTGTGGCTAAATTGGTCGGGATTGATGTTGTGAGGATTAATCGGGACCCGCAAACACAAAAACCATGAAAGACAATTTCACAAAAACAGTAGATGCTGCTGAAGCATTTGAGAGGTTTAATTATGAACCTGAAAGCAACTTGCCGACCAATGACGAGTTAAAACGGGAAGCAGAAGCCGAAGACGAAGACTTTGATTTTTGCGGCTGTTCTGATCCGGGTTGCCCCTGTGGGGGGGGGGAGAAAAAAAGGGAGTATTTAATAAATCTAAAAACACAAGTACAATGAAAACACTTATTATTCTATTCGTAGCAACGATTGCCTTGCGATTAACCTATGAGTTGATTAAAGGCATCCAGAACAGAAAAACAAGCAGGCAATATCCCGGCTTGAACATGGGAGACAAGGTAATCTACCGGGAAGTAGACGAATCCGGTATCCGGAAAACGCCTGCTGAAGTTGTTTGGCAAAACGGCCCGTTGGTTATGATAAAAACATCAGACGGATATAGGATTGTTGTTGATAGAACTGATTTAAAAATTGATGAGAAATGAAAACCTACGTACTAATGATAAGCCGCTACTTCCCTGCAACATTCCCCAGGGAAGGCAGAACACAATTTCCTTCAAAGATTTTAAGGGGTGAAAAGATTCACACCATACGCGGCAATTACGAATTTTGGGAAAATCGGATAAAAGAAGTCCAAAAAGGCAATGCCGAATTATCACTTCGTTATTGGATGCACAAGCCCTATCGGTCCAAACAGCATGAATTTTATCGATTAGGAAAAGATGACGGGGTTGGGATTCAGAAAAATTTTTTCGCCATAGACTCACTTGAATTTCCGCGAATAATTAAAGCAAACAATCAAATTCTGGCTGTTATGCCTAAAGTGCTGGCTGAAAATGATAGTCTGTCTTTAAAGGATTTCAAAGCATGGTTTAAAGGCTACGATCTTTCACAGCCCATGGCAATTATTCACTTTACAAACTTCAGATACTAATGAAAATAATCGAAGAACAGACAAAATACAAGACCGATTTCACGGATGAACACGAATCACTTACCTTGAAACAGAACCGCATTTTTAAAACAAGATTTATGCGTGAAACCGGATTGACATACGTATCAATGTACAACGCAATCCGAGGTAAAGAATGGATAAAGCAGGATCGATTAAAATACATACAACGACTTTTCATGGATGTGAAAAAAGATCACCCACCTAAAAAAAGCGGATGAATTAACTTTTTTTAACTCAATTTGTTTTGTGCATGTGAGTATTCGTATTATATTTGTAATAGACAATTAAGAAAAACGAACCATTTAAAAATAGGAACAATGTTAGTATTAAGATTCACAACAAACGTAAACGAAAAAAGGGTACAATCAGAAGACCAAGTTAATAAAAGAAAATTCAACGGGCTTTGCGGGTATGATATTAGCGATGCAGTTTCAAATTTAGTTAATGATGATTACACAATTGAAGAAGCAATCAATATCGTAGCATTAAAACAAGTTAAGCACGACAACTGGCACGCTCACAACACCAAAGGAAAATTTGTTGTTTTCGAAGGCGATTTTGTTGAATTTGAAAGAGACAACCAGTCATTTGACGGAAGCCGCGCAATAATTGCATCAATAAACAATTATGAAGCAATTGGAATAATTGACATGGAATCTGAATATTATAGGATTAAAGAGCTTGAAATAATATAATATGTCCGGGGAGCAGCATCCGGCACCACACTGCATAATTTAAAAATAAAATCATGGAAAACATAGAAAGAAGATGGTACGCAATTCCACCTTACACAAAAACAAGGATGTGGGAAATTCACGATGAAAAAGGCGAATATATCGCCGAAACTGATGACCGTAAAATATGCGAGCACATTGTTGAAGTTCACAATAAAACACTTAAATAAAAAGACATGGAAACAAATAACGAGATTGTATTAAAACAAGCCCCGGTAATTCAACACAAGTTGGAAGAAGCCGGAAAACAAGTTACAGAACGCATCGAATCGCTTAACATTGATTCGCTTGTTGCCACGGAAGAATCTCTCAAATCGCTAAAAGAAATGCGGGCGGAGCTTAACAAGGAACTCAAAAAGTTCGAAGAACAGCGAAAAGCTGTCAAACAAGGAGTCAATAAACCCTACCAGAAATTTGAACAGGTGTACAAAGATCAGATAAGTGACAAGTACACAGGGGCGGTTGACAAGCTAAAAGAGAAAATCGGCTCTGTGGAAATGAAGCTGAAAGAGCAAAAACGAAACGAACTGATTGAGTATTTCGACGACTTTTGCGCCTCTGAAAAAATTGATTTTTTAAAATTCATCAATACCGGAATCGAAGTCAACTTGTCGACTTCTACAAAAAAGTATAAGGAGCAGATTCAGGAATTTATTGAGCGGGTTAAGTCTGATTTGGCCTTGATTAAAACGGATGAGTACGCAACCGAGATTCTTGTTGAGTACAAAAAAACACTCAATGCATCACAAGCTATTACTAATGTAAGAACACGCAAACAAGCTGAAAAAGAGGAAACTGAAAAGGCAGAGCAAAAGCAACACAGTGTTACGTATGTATATGAAAAACCACACCCCGAAAATGAAGTTTTGCAGGCACCGGTGAAAGAAATACCTGAAAAGAAACATACCGCCACTTTTGAAGCTTACGGGACTATGTATCAGCTTAAATCTATCGGGGCGTTTATGAGAGAAAACGGAATTGAGTATAAAAACCTTTAAAAATTAAAACTATGCAAGACGGCAACAAACCAGAAAAATCAGACAAGACAACTGTTTACACGGTTGCAGGGAAAGAAGTTTCCTTAAATCACAAAATTGTCAGAGACTATCTGACAAAAGGGAACGGTAACGTTTCCGACCAGGACATTGTACAATTCATTGGAATATGTAAGTACAACGAATTGAACCCGTTTTTAGGTGAAGCTCACCTGGTAAAGTTTGGAAGCGCTCCGGCTCAAATGATTGTGTCAAAAGAGGCTTTGATGAAACGAGCCGAAGCATGTCAGGAATATAGGGGCATGCAAGCAGGTGTAATTATCCTGAGAGATCAGGAAATTTTGGAACTAGAAGGAACTTTTTATTTGCCCGGAGATACCCTTATGGGCGGATGGGCAAAAGTCTATCGAAGTGACCGGGACTATCCGATCGTCGCAAAAGTCAGGATGGAGGAATACGACAAAAAACAATCTTCCTGGAATACCATGAAAGCCACAATGATTTCAAAGGTGGCAAAGGTTCAGGCTTTACGTGAAGCATTCCCGGCTCAATTGGGAGCAATGTACACACAAGAGGAAACCGAAGCGGTGAAAGATGCACCCCGGAAAACCCATTTTGAAATTCCAGAACAGCCGGAGCCAGAATACACGGAGGCAAAAGAGGTTCAAAAAGAACCAGAATCCGATCAGTCAGAAACCGGGAAAGTCAATATCTAATGCACGAAGTTATCGCATCCGGTAGCACAGGGAACGCCGTTTTATACAATCGATCTATTTTGGTCGATTGTGGCGTTTCCTTCGCCAAGATAAAGCCGTATTTAAAGGACATTAAGATAGTGCTACTCACTCACGGGCACGGGGATCATTTAAATGTACCTACCCTGAAAAAAATGCAACTAGAGAAACCTGGAATCCGCGTTGCATGTAGCCCATTTTGGGTAGATTATCTTTCAGATGTCCGCAATATTGACATTATCGAACCCGGACAATTTTACGATTACGGACCGTTTAAAATCGCTTCTTTTAGGCTATATCACGATGTACCCAATATAGGATGGAGGATATTCATTAAACAAGCGGATGGGGGTTACTACAAAATCTTTCATGCTACCGATTCGGAGAGTGTACAGGGGATTACAGCAAAAGGATACAATCTGTACGCAATCGAACACAACTACAATGAAGAAACGATCATTGACAAGATAAATGAAGACCGAAAAGCCGGGCGCTATTCGTATGCTGAGGGAGCAATGAATAGCCATTTAAGCGAACAGCAGGCACAGGATTTTATTTTCAAGAACAAAATTGGCGATTGTGAAATAGTCCGGTTGCATGAGAGTAAGAATAATTTATGAAACTACTTATACATAACACAGAACGCGGCCTCATCCCTCTATACGATCACGACTTAGACCAAAAGAAGCGGTTGAAGTTGGGAGAGAATTATGAAGCAACGATAAAAAAGGCCCGGAACGTTGATTTGCATCGGAAATACTTTGCTTTGTTCAATTGTGCATGGGAATATCTCACCGAAAAACAGCAGGAATTTTTCGCGACAAAATACCAGTTTCGCAAGACGGTAGAAATGGCCGCCGGGCACTGTGATAGAGTTTTCTCCCTGGATCGCCGCGAATGGATCGAAACCCCGAAGTCAATTTCTTTCGACAAGGTAGATGAATTTGAGTTCCGGGACCTATACGATTCTGTTAAAGATGTAATTTTCGATGTTTTTTTGAAACATATCACAATAGATGAATTTGATGCTGAATTAATCAACTTTTAGGCTATGAAACAACGATTTTGTCAGTGCGGGCGCGAAATACCGATCAATAGATACTCAACAATACAGGCGAAGAAATGCCCTTCATGCACGTACGCGGATGCTGTTTCAAAAAAAAATAACCGAAAAACAAAATCGAAAACAAATCAGTTTGATTTTTACAAAACAACAGCATGGAAATGGTTTCGACGTTATGTATTGTTGTATTATGCAAACAAAGATGGGATTGTTAAATGTGCAACGTCTGGACGTTACATGGCCTTAGGCTCTAAAAATTGTCATTGTGGTCATTATATAAAGGTCAGAGATGGGAATAGCACAAATTATGCAACAGCTTTAGATTTTAGGAATGTAGGCCCTCAGCACATTCAGGATAATACAAAAATGGGAGGCAGACAAGACTTAATGCGTGAATGGCTAGTTAATCAGCACGGAGAAGAATCTATTAAAAACTTGGAATCTAAGAGACGTATCCCATTCAAACTGAATCCATCAACTTTAGAAGAGTATTCTGTAAAATATAAGCAACTTTTTAAATCTTTGCTTTTGGACCGAAACATGAAAAATCCATGGAATTAAAAATTTTCTGAAAAAAAATGGTGGTGAAGGTTGCAAGTTTTAAATCTTTTCTTACATTTGTATTGATCGGAAACACCGATTAATTTAAATTTTCTTCAGAATTTAGCCCAGTAAACGGTTCCGGGTTTTTTTAAAAACTAACAGTTTAAAAATAACAACCATGAAAAAACGAAAGAAAAAGCGTCTGACAGTCGCTCAATACGCCGAGCTAAAAAACTGTTCGCCTCAAAACGTTTACAAAAAAATTAAGTGCGGAACAGTGGAATATGAAAAAATCGGTAAAACTATCTTGGTGTTAATTTGAAAAAACAAACTATGGCGAAAAAGAAAAACAAAAAACGCGGACAGCAAGGATTCGAGACGAATAATGACCTTGTGAAACAGGCTAAAGAAACGGCTAAAAAATACAATCCTGACCTTGCAAAAGCGAAATACCGGATCCGGATTGGAAGGACAACTTATTATCCCCGTTCCGAAAATCGGTACCAGGAACTTGTTAAACTGAAAAAGCAAATGGCATGAAAAAATCTAAAAAAATAAGGATGCTTGAAAAGGAACTCAACTACCTATACAATCGACTTAATCGCCTCCGGAACGAAGTTAAACGGCAAAAATCCGAGAAACTAAAAGTCATTGCTGAAAATCGCCGGATCAAAGATTCAAATGCGCAATTGGTCGGCGAAAAAATGCAGCTTCGGAAAGAATTGAACCGGTACAAGTCTCAGGGACTGGAATATAATGTCACATAGAATTACCGGGGCTAAAATCAAGGCCAAATTTTGTAGAAGCTATTGAGAAATTACCGGGAAATGTGGTTGATTTTTTGACCACATTTTCCCTGGTTCTTTTGCAGAGAAAGAAAATTTGTTTAACTTTGCTTTAACTAAAACAGAACGATATGGATTTTAACCAGAAAATTGAGTACAAGGGGCTAAAAAAGAAATGGATTGCTAAGCAAATAGGCATCAGCCACATTCTTTTAAGCTATTATCTTAACAATGTTAGGCCAATGCCTTTGCATATTGAGGAAAAGCTAAAAGAGTTGTTGAAGTAATTTTTTTCTTTATATGGATTAAATAAATTTAACTAAAAAGTAAAATTATGCAAGATTTAAACACGCAAAATTACAACGGACATGAAATCACTTTTTTTAATGGTAAGGATGTAATGGTTAATGCTACTGAAATGGCAAAGGCATTTGGGAAAAGGCCGGTGGATTGGCTTAAAACCTCACAGTCAAATGTGATAATTAAAGAACTTTCCAAAGTGAGGAATGTCACTTTGGCTGATTTAGTGAGAGTTGTAAAAGGAACAGATAATCCCGGAACATGGATGCACGAAGATGTGGCTATGGAATTTGCCCGCTGGCTGTCTCCAACCTTTGCTGTTTGGTGTAACGACCGTATAAAGGAGCTTATGACCACCGGCGTTGCAAAACTTGACAGTATCAGCCGCAAAGACCTGGCCCGGATGCTTTTTGAATCCGAAGAGGCAAAAGAACAGCTGGCCGCCAAAGCTGAATTGCAACAAAAAGAACTGCAACAAGCGGCCCCAAAGGTTCAATACTATGAAGAAGTTTTGCAGAGCAACAGCACCTACAATGCAAACCAGATCGCAAAAGAACTGGGGATGAGTGCCGTCACTCTTAATAAAACGCTCCATGAACTTGGCATCCAGTACAAGCAAAATGGGACTTGGCTTCTTTATCACAAATATCAAAACAAAGGACTGGCAAAAACAAAAACCTTTGTTTATACTGATTCAGAAGGCAAAGAGCACACCAGAATGCAAACTGTCTGGACTGAAAAGGGCCGAAAGTTTATTCACGAAAAAATGAAAAATAATGGATAAAGACGCATTTTATTTCCCTCATGACAGTAACGCAAAAGACGATCCTAAAAACGTGCTTTTGATTGAACAATTAGGTTTAGAAGGGTATGGTATTTATTGGGTGTTGATTGAAACATTAAGAGATCAGCCAGGATATAGATACCCATTAAAATTAATTCCTGCAATTGCAAGACGCTACAATACCACGGCTGAAAAGATGAAAACAGTTGTTCGTAATTATGACCTTTTTGAAATAACAGATGATGAATTTTTTTTGAGCCCATCACTTACGGACAGAATGTTAAAATATGATGAGAAAAAGGAAAAAGCAAGGATGGCTGCAAAGTCGAGGTGGCAAAAAGAATTGCCGGAACAAAGCGGACGTAATGCGAACGCACCACAAACGCAATGCACACCCAATGCCAGTAGAGTAAATAAGAGTAGAGTAGATGAGAGTAAAGGAAAGAAAAAGGGGGCGAAAAAAACGCCCAATTTTACACCCCCAGCGATTGATGAGGTAAAAGCATACTGCAAAGAGCGAAATAACAACGTCGATCCGGGAAAATGGCATGACTTTTACTCATCAAAAGGATGGATGGTTGGTAAAAACAAAATGAAAGACTGGAAAGCAGCAGTCAGAACTTGGGAAAAAAGCGAAAACTATGGAGGAAACGACAAAAAAACTGGCGGACAACGTGGCGCAATGGCGCAAGAAGATTACTCAAAAAAAACGTATTCGGGAAGCTTTTACGACTGAAGAGTATAACATTCACGCTATTCTAATTAAAGATATTGGTGACACTTTGCTTGAAAATGAAGGTAAAGAGTTTGTTGTTGATGAAAACAACAGAATGATCTTAAGGTTTCTTCTTTTTTACTTTAATAGAATGAAAGAATGTGAAACTATATTTCCAGGCGAAAACCATTCAATTAAAAAAAATCTATTACTGATTGGTCCCCCTGGTACCGGTAAGACTTTAATAATGCAGTTATTCTCTGAATATCTGAAGAGGTCAAATAGCGAACTTAATTATAGGAACATTGGGGCAACCGAAATTTTGAATTATCAGAAAATGAATGGGCATATAAATCTTTTCACATATAACATTCAGGATTCAAAAACATTTGAAGGGAAACCGGTTAATTTATGTATAAATGACATAGGAACGGACACTGAAAATCAGAAGAGTTATGGGACAGAATTGAGCACAATAATTGATGAATTTCTTTATGCCAGATATGAAATTTGGCTCAATAAGGGTAAAATGTATCACATCACAACGAACATGGATCCGGGAGACTTTAAGCAGACATACGATAGCAGGTTGGTAGATAGGATGAAAGCATTTAACGTATTGAAACTAACAGGAAATTCACGGAGGTAGAGATGTTAAAACCATTCGCTTTTAACTTTTTTTAACTCAATAACTATTACAGAAACGGAAATCTGTCGTATATTTGTTATAGAAACAAACGCAAAAAATTAGGACTATGACACGCACGGATATTATGACAGAAGCACACAGGATCGCAAGAACACTTGAAGGCGACTACACTGCAAGATTGAGTGAAGGGCTGAAGCAAGCTTGGGGCGAAAGCAGAACAGTTGAATTTATGCTTCCCCGAGGACGGGTTAAGACCCGTACTGCAAGTATTAGCCAATATAATTACCTTGAAAGCTTTGAAAATGTCTATATTGGATGCTCTAAACACCAGATAACATCCAAAATGGACATAAAAGATGCTTCAAAAGCTATTGAAGCTGCTAAGTCAGGCAAACAAGTAAAAATATCATAACTATGAAACTAACAGAAGAAAAAAAACAAGAAATTGCTGCAATTGTAGCAAAAAAAGCAGAATCTATAGAAAACGGAATTATCCGTATATGGATGGATGTATCCACAGACCGTTTCAAGATAACCATGGGATCGCATGAGTTCCGGGATAACTCACATAAGGGAATCATGTCTTTTCAAATCATTAACGAAAGACATCCTTATCAAGTAGAGGATGTCTTGGACAAATTGGATGATAATGATTGATGCGCTTTTTCATAAAAAAAACAATTCAGTTGTTTACAACGCTGATTGTTTGGTCGGAATGAAGGAGTATTTTGACAATTATTTTGATCTGGCGATTGTTGATCCCCCCTATGGGATTAATATTGTGAATAAAACTAAAAATTTTAGTGCCAAATTATTTACGGACGGGAATAATTGGGATGATTCAATACCTGACGAATCATACTTTTCAGAGCTGTTTCGAATATCTAAAAACCAAATTATATGGGGGGCTAATTATTTTCTTGATTACCTGGGGAAAACAAAATGTATGATAATTTGGGATAAATACAACACGAACAAAGGACGATTTGCTGATGGAGAAATTGCTTGGACTTCTTTTGACAAACCAACCAGAATTGCGACATATGAATGGTTGCGATGGTATCAACCTAATATGAAGAATAAACAAATACGAATTCATCCTACTCAAAAGCCACTGGAATTATATGATTGGCTCCTGAGCGAATATTCACATAAGGAAGACGTGATATTGGACACTCACGTTGGTAGTCAAAGCAGTCGAATTTCTGCTTACAAATTAGGACGTGATTTTGTAGGATTTGAAATAGATGAAAAATATTTTGCTGATGGGAATAAAAGATTTTTGAATTATTCATCTCAACAAAAGCTGCAATTTTAACTTTTTTTAACTCAATAACTATTACAGAAATGGAAATCTGTCGTATATTTGTTATAGAAACAAACGCAAAAAAGACAAGACTATGGAAACATTAAAAGATTTTTTTGGAAGAGAGGTTGAAATAACATCTCAAGAGAAAAGAAAAATATCCCAAGCACTAAAAAAGTGTTGGGAAATAGAAAATGATAATTACCCTAATGGAGAGGGTGATGAAGACCTTCATATCTACGGCTCTCAAAGAGAAGTTGTAGAAGAGATTGAAAAAGAGCTGGAGGAAAAGTATAATACTACTTTTCAGCTCTGGTAAAAATCCAGCTCGTTCTGCCATTGCGGCGGAGCGGGCTTTTAATTTTTTAACAAAAAACGAATAGATGACACTAACACAAAAAATATTTCAAACGTTATTCGATGACTACAGCATTGAAAAAACAAAAGGAATTAGTACAACTACTGATGACTATCTTATTTCATTTGAATTTTCAAAAGACACAACAGTCATGTGGTTTCATGCTTTGCTGTCAGAAAAACAAATTATTGCCCTTGCCAAAGACGAATTTGGCAAAGACGAAACAGGACTTATTTTTGACGAAAGCGGATATCTGGATATGTCAAAAAGCGAGATCATGCAGTATCTTGACGATAATGCTGAACGACTTGCAATGCACGTACCGGAATGGGAAATTGAAACTCAAATCGATTAAGCTATGACAACAATTAAAGAACTACGAAGGCGGATGATACGCCAATGGCGAAAAGCCGTGCTAAATTTTGCAGCAGCATTAGCACTGATAACTTTCACAGGTGGATGGCCTTTGCAATGGCTAATGATCGGGCTGTTTATTCTCTTTGTTTTGCTACTTACGATAAACTTTGTCAAAATCGAATACCTATATGAGGGAATCAGATCAAGAAAGCAATTCCCGGAAAGCTTTAGAAGCGAAAATTCGGGAGTTTGTAGATAAAATTCCGATGACTAAAGGAATCGGTGTTATACTTGTCAGTGACTGGTACCCGATTAAAGATGATGAGGCTATTCCGATTCTGGAAAAATTAGAAAACGTTCAGGTTTGGAATCGCTGGATGAGAAAATTTAAAATATTTAATTAAAATGGGATATAAAAAAAAATACACTACGGTAAACTATTATATAGTAGCCCCTGGCAGAAAAAAGTTGTTAAACGCTAAAACATTAAAAGAAGCCCGTAAAGTTGTAAAGGCAAATTATCCAGACGCTCTTTATATCTTTAGGGAGACTTTAAGGGGAAATCAACGTAGAGAAAATTATTACAATGTCGGATCCATTTTTCACTCTATCTATTAATAAACTTAGCCTGATGCTAAATACATTTTCGGCAAACGGTCCGTGGAAATCAAGTCAGGGAAAAGTGGTTTAGTTTTAAATAATAACGGTTGGGTATATATGCAGTACCCTTGCACCGAACTTTAAAATTTAGTAGAAACCTTAATAGGGTATTGCATATATACCTTGTTAGCAAACGTATTTTAATATGAAAATAGAAATAAATGAACACGGGACAATAGTTCTAAAAGAAGTTTTTAATCCAATAAAACTACAAACAAAGGATGGTGAAACATTAATAATTACAATGAGAGATAGTGGTTATGAAATTTGCTATGAAAATGAATTTTATGAACTAAAACAAGGTAAAGTATCTAAATATAGCAGACAGTCTTAATATGTTTGCTAACGGTGGTAATATGAAACGTGCTGGATTACGAAGCACGGAACTATCGAACCGTATGAACTTTGAAAAAAGAGAAAATGAATAATAACCGCACGAAGCCCAGCATGTTTTATATTGCATGTTGTGCGTAGTGCTTTAATAATAAGAATAATGTTAAAACGTAAATTTGATTCAGAAACATATGCAAAGATGGGTTCTCCAGATTTAGGCAGTAAAATATATTTTATGAAAGCAGGTAAAAAAGCATGGGGAATAGTGTCTTTACTTGCATTTGTCGGCTTTAAAGGTGCTAAAAATGGGTTAATCCTTTTAGGATTAGAGCCTTTCAAAAAACGTGCAGATGCTTCTTAGCATTACGCACAACGTTAAAATATAAGAATAGTAGCGTATAAGCGAGCAATACCCAAAGTGGTCGAATTTGACTACTTTAGAAAGAACAGAAGTAATAGTTAAACACTGCCTAGCTATTATTTTTTTATAGTGTTGGCAGTAGTTAATTTTTGATTGTGCACTTAGTAAATATGCCAAAAGTAAGAGTTAAGAAATATCCTAGAGGTTGGGTTGTTGAAAGACAAGTGAAAACTTGGTATGGTAAAAAGTATTGGATACACATCGAAGCTGTCTCTGGTATTGATTCCCAACCTTGGTATTATAAGACAATGGACTTTGCAGTAGATGAAGCAAAAAAGCACTTTGCTTGGGACTTATATCACGGACACGCTAGATATACCTAATTACTGCCAACGTTGAGCATAAGAATAGTACGGGAATAACCACAAAATTATAAACGTAGAACAAATTTTAAAACAAATATTATGAGTTTAGAAAACGGATGGAGTAATGAATACACTATATGTAATTCAGAAACTTGGGTGTGTGGGGGCATGATATGTGCCACATGCGGAAAGAAAATTGAAAGTGGTTTATATTTAAGAAGAGACAGAACCAACTTTAAACACAGAGGGAATGAAACAGACGAAGTTTATTTGTACCACAGAGAATGCAAAAAAGGTAAAAAGTTTGATAAGATGTGGGGAACGCACGAGAAAGAAGTAGAAGCTAAGAAAGAAGCACTTACTAAAAGAAATGCAAAGTTAGTTGAATTACGCAAAGAAATAAGTGCGTGTGGGTTTGATGAAGATGATTTGTTTTAAAATTCCTAAATAAACACTACCGCTGATGCGAGCTACTAATGTAGTATTATTTTTATGCATTGTTAGCGGTATGTGCCTTATTTAAGAAAATGAGCAAAACCTTGAATAGCGCACTGCCTTAATTAATATTTTGGCATTACCGCTAACGTACTTGTATAAGGTGTCGTAGCGACCTGAACAGCACGAAAGATTGAATTATAAACAAACTTTAAAAATAGAACAAATGAAAAATTTAAGAAAAAAACTAAGCTATGCACTTTATACTTTGTTGTGTGTAGTTTTATTTACGGCTTGTGATGTATACCCACACCATACAGTTGCTATTGGTAAACAAAATTGTATAGTTTTTAAGGCTAAAAAAGTTGATGATGCTAAATATGGAACTTATAAATATGCTGTAACGGATGCAAGCGGAAAAGATTGGACACTATACACTTTTGAAGAATATAAAGTTGGTGACACTCTAAAAATTAGTAAATAATATTACACACAACGTTATAGCTGTATGAACCTGTTTTTATTTACGGACAATACCGAAAAAAACTTAATAAAATGATAGAAATTAGAGAAACGACACAAAAGGAAAAAGCGAAACATAGCAATATGGCTTATGTGATAGATTTAGGACACACAAAACAATGGTTCACTGAAAAAGCACTTGTTGAGCTTTTGGACAAACTGCACGAAGTAGTAAATAAAAATGGTTTATCACAGCGTGTTAGCGTTGCGTGTGAGCATGAAGAAAAGCTTATGCAAGGTGACGGTTTTACATATAGTGTATGCAGTAAATGCGGAGAAGATTTAGGTTAGCGAACATGAACGCTAACGCCCAGCGGTATGTTGTCGGTTGCCTTCTGACTAAAAACAGGCGTGAATTAACGGAATACAGAACAATCTTAAAATAGTGAGCGGGTTATGAAAAATATTGATGAAATATACAAAGAGTGGTGCGGGGAGCACCATACTACAAATAGCGGACATCCAGTGCACGATAGCGCGGAGGTACAAGATTTTGCAGAGTTTTATCACAAAGAAATGGTAGCGAACGAATGTCAGCAACAAGACGCAACTGCAATATTACCGCATGTTAGCGTGAGTGATATTTCTAAATATTGCAAAACTCAATTAGAGAATTCACGAGATTTTGCAAATAGCCAACAAAACAAAGGCATAACCTATCAAAAATATATGGCAAAATATTTTGCTTACAAAGATGTCAAAGATTGGATTAAGATTCATTCACGCTAACGGCTACAAATATGAAACGGCAGGGATTAAGTGCGAAACCCTATCAGCCGACACGAATGATGAATAGTAGCACACAGTATAATTCAGCACCACAGCCCTGCTGTTTTATATTTGATGTTATGGGCTGGCGTTTAATATTATATAATATGAATTTAGATTTTAATGAATTAAAGTCAATCGTAACCGAAAGACTTGAAGGACAAGCTGACATTAATGATTTTGACAAATTTTGGGAAAAACGAATTTATCAAAATGATGAAATGATTAAACAGTGGGTTGGCGAGGCACTTCTCAATAATTATTTGAGATATGTTGACCTTAAAAGTATGGTTACTAAATAAGTAACCAATGGGTGAGCGTGGGGTTTCTTACGCTTGCCCATAACGGCCCGGATGCATGAACTGCGTAGCGAAGCGGAGTTGTTTATTGCAGCATGTTATATGCTGGCACGGGCAACTTCGCACACATTTTAATTTATTAACAAACGGAATGATTAAATATTTTTAGCGATGGCCTTAATTTTAGTTGGACATGAAGAAAGTCAAATGGTAACAATTGCTTTGCGTGAAAATGGTCATGAAGCCTATTCTTGTGATTTAAGGCCGTGTTCAGGCGGACATCCAGAGTGGCATTTGCAAATGGATGTCTTTGATGCCGTTGCTTTAAATGATTGGGATGCAGCTATATTTTTCCCTGATTGTACATATTTAACAATTAGCGCGGAATGGGCTTATGGTGATGGCCCGTATCATCAAAACGTAAAATCTGACACCCTGGTAGCTGCTGAGAGAAGGGAAGCACGGTTAAAAGCCGTTAAGCATGTGGATAATCTTTGGAACTGTGGTATTGAAAATATTTGCATTGAAAACCCAGTAGGCCGTTTGAGTAGCTTATGGATGAAGCCAACGCAAACGATACAGCCTTACCAATTCGGAAGCGATGCCAGTAAAAGAACCTGCCTTTGGTTAAAAGGATTACCGCCACTACGGCCTACTGAGTATGTAGAGCCCCGAATAATTGACGGCAAAAAACGCTGGTCAAATCAAACGAATAGCGGACAAAACAAGCTTTCACCTGGCAAAAACAGAGCCTGTTTAAGAAGCAAAACTTATCCAGGTATCGCAAAGGCTATGGCTAATCAATGGTTTCCAGCGGGTCGGACAAAAATATTTAATCATGGCCAAATATGTATATACTTTCCGGTTAGTGACTACCGGAGTGCTTGCATATAAC